CTCTTAACCCTTTCACCACAACAGCCTACATGAACTTTAGAGAGAGCCTAGGTCAAAACAGAAGTCCTGACCTAGATCCCATGATTATTAGAAATGGTGGCAGACCGGGGGACTCTTACTGTGTCTTTGGTATTCAAGACATGCTAAGGGGTGCAGAGATTAAATTTAAGATCACATTTGATCTGCCTAAAACCGGTGGTGTGCAGGCCTTTTGGAAAGCCACAAAGCAAGAGTACAAGATGCTTACCCCAAAACCTTACTGCATAGGGTGCTATGAGCTTTTAGACAGTCCTTTTGGCCATATGGTTTTTAGCTATGGTCCAGTTAATCCAAGGGAACATTCTACATTCGAGTTCAATACCTCACCAAATGCCACCCCTGAGATAGTTAGAAATGGTGAGGGGTGTTATTTTAAGGTTAGGAATATAGAGGGGTTTGGTAAGATGAAACTGCTCGGGTATGTAGATATTTTTGAAAGCATTAGGAAATAAAATGGCAGATCCTTTGGAGTGGTTACGGCAAGATATTCAGTCAGTTAAAGAAGACGTTAAAAACATTAACTCCAAAGTAGATGAAATGCTTTCTTTTAAATACCAGATAGTTGGGGGATCTGTTGCCCTTTCAGCAATCATAGGTATTCTCATACAAATCATGTTAGTTTACATGGCAAAATAGGAGAGTTTATGTCAGATCAAAATAAGCCTTGGATAGATGAACTAATTACACAAGCTTTGGAATACATTACAAAGACCTTACCCTTTGGAAATATCCCGGTAGTTGGTAGTGTAATTAATTCCATTGCCTCACAATCAATCAAAATTGCACTTGAAAAAACACCACTTGGCAGCTATATAACTAAGCAAATCACTGATGATGTAATTAAACAGTCACTTGCGGTTAAGGATGCCCGAGAGTTACTCAAGAAAGCTCAAACAACTGAGCAGAAACTAAAGGCTGAGAATGATCTTAAAAATTCTCTTAGGACTCTCTTTGATTGGAGCACTAAGTAGCTGTGTAACTGTACCCCCAAACGTAGAGGCCTGTGCCTCTTTAACAGATCCTTTTGATCCAAGTATTGAGGACCACAAGGGCTTTTGTAAATTCACTCTTTCTAGTCGTGAAAGAGAGTTATCTGGTGAGAAGTGGAAAGACCGGGTAAGGACTGGTGTTGTGATAGACATGGATCAGTGGGAACTTTTCACAATCTGGGCACGCTCTCAATGTGCCAAAACAAACAATGAATGTGTGTTAAAAAAATAGCATTTTAAAATATCCATGGATGGATTTATTTTATATGCTTTCAGTATGCCTCTTTTTTCAATTAAAATTAATGGCCGAGCTAGGTCAAAGAAAAACTCTAAGACCATAGCTAGAACCCCTGCAGGCAGGCCATTTATCACTAGCTCTCGTATCTACAAGGCATGGCAAGTTTATGCCACCATGACCATCTGTAGAAAGAAATTTGATACAATTAACCACCCCTGCAATCTATCTGTTAAATGCTACTACAAAGATCATCAACATGAGCAGGACCTAGAAAACATCATTTCCTCTGTAGCAGATGTGCTGCAGGAGTCTGGTGTTATAAAAAATGACAAACTGTTTTACTCTTATGATGGCTCTAGAAAGATCTTTGGATCAGATACAGAATTTGTTGAAATCGAAATTACAGATTTTAAGCCCTAAAAGCTAGACCACAACAGTCTATTTCACTTTTTTCTAGACCTATGTATATTTTACATACACGCTATACCTAGGTATGTCTAAATTTTTACAATTTGAATTACTAGATACTGAGGAAATTAGAAAAAAAAAGCAGAGTGCTTTTGATGCCCAGATCCCACTGTTACCGGTGGATCCAATGCAAAACAAATTCTCTGCAGAAAATGTTGTGCTGACTGATAAAGAGTATGAGGTCCTGCCTCTAGTCTTAAAAGGTCTGTCAATATCTGAAATAGCCTTAAAAATCTTTCTCAGTATTTCAGGTGTTAAGTTTAGACTATCTAATATCTATGCAAAGTTTGGAGTTAAAAACCGGCTGGCATTGATTAAGAAATCCACTGAGGAGAGCCTACAATTTTTTATTGGTGACTCACCCATTAAGCAATCTTTCCATAACAGACTAGATTTTAAACTATTTGAAAAGGGTACATCTGATGAGCATAAGCCTAGTTAACACTCTCATACTGGTAAAAGAATATCAAAAAAGAGACAAAACAGACTTTAATGAGGCATGGCACAAGTGTGCTATCACAGTTGAAACTGAGTCAGATGAGAAATCAGGTAAAAGACGTGTATCAGAACTTACTCGTAGACTTAAAGAGCAGAACAAAATCAATAACATAGACGAAATAATTAAAGCATTACTTTACTTTCCACAGATTGAGTCTTTAAGAGAGGCTGAAATCGTTGTGAGAATGTTGCAGGGTAAATCTAATCTAGAAATTGCCAATGAATTACACGTCACAGACAAGACAATTAAGTTTCACAAAAGAAACATCTTTAAAAAATGTGGCTTTAAAAATACATTAACCATGGTAGCATATACGCTTAAAGCTAACGTATTGCCAAAGGGTGCATAAATGTCTACTAAAGTAGCAAAAAATAGTCACTCTAGAGGTCGGCAAGGTGGTCGAGAAAAGGGCACACCTAACAAGGACACCCAACATATCATGGACCTTTGTAGAAAGCTAGACTGTGATCCTGTTGAGATCATGGTACATATTGCCAAAGGGGATTGGAAAGCCCTTGGTTATGATACCGGTGAAATCCAAAAGGTTTCATTTGGTGTACCCACTTATGAGGATCGTATACAGCTATCAGATAGACTAGATGCCTCTAAGACTTTGATGGGGTTTATTTACCCAAAGAGAAAAGCCATTGAAATTAAAGATGATTCTGGCAACACAGTTAAGCCAATTGTTCTAGCCTATAACCAAGAGGCTCTTGAAAAGGCATCTAATGGCAAAAAAGAAAACACCTGATGTTAGAGAGCTGATAGAGATTTACAGGTCATGGCCACAAGAAAGACTTGATGAGGAAATCGATGCCCTGTTTGATCTGTGCTTTGCAATTTTAGAAACTGTAGAGAGTGACTCAATTGAAAGCTTTCCTAACCCAGACATCAAAATAAAAATATCGTGTGAAGTTTTAAAAAAGGATGGGAAATTTTATAACTGATGCAGGACAGATCAACACCCATATTTTCCGAGTTTGATCCTACTCATATACCCTTTCAGGCAAGGGCTATTGCTGATATTGATTTTAAACTAGACTATTCACTAGGCACCCATGAGCTGCTTTTCTCTGGCTCTGTTGGATCCTCAAAGACCACCCTTGTAGCTCACATCATCATGAAACATGCTCTCAAGTATCCTCACACTCGGATAGGCATAGGACGTAAATCTCTAGTGGATTTAAAAGCCACTTTATTTAGAACAATCTGTGAGCATTTAGAGGATCAAAAGATTGAGCCCTACATTGAAAAGGTTTTAGACAACACAGCCCAGATCCATTTATCTAATGGCACCATCATTGAGTCTATCTCATGGTCAGACAAACGCTTTGTCAAATTCAGGTCTCGTATCTACAGCCTATTTGTGTTTGAAGAGGCTATCGAAAATGAGGGTGATTTCTACCAAGCTTTGATTGAGTGCAGGCAAAGGGTGGGCAGGATCCCACACGTCAAAGAAAACCTGATCATCTATTGCACTAACCCTGCAGGACCATCACACCCATTGTATAAGTATTTTTTCACTGACAGAAGTCCTACCCGGCACATCTACTTTTCACTGACTGAGGAAAATCCATTTTTACCCAGAACATATATTGAACAACTTAAAAGAGATCTACCACCCAAAGAGGCAATGAGAATGTTAGAGGGTAAGTGGGTAGAGATCGATAGAGAGAGAGTCTATTATGCCTATTCAGAGGAAAATAATTTTGTTAGAGCTGAGTATTCTTTGCGTCCTGATGTACCTGTTTCCCTTGCTTTTGATTTTAATATAGCACTTGGGAAACCTATGTCTGCAGTGCTCAGCCAGTACATAAAAGAGACTGACACATTTCATTTCTTTGATGAGTGTGTTGTCTATGGATCAAGGACAGAGGATGTCTTAGAGGAGTTACAAGCTAGAGGGTATTTTGATCTAAATGTTAGATGGGAAATCCATGGGGATGGTACTGGTGGAACCCGAACAACAAATTCAAAGTATTCTAACTATGACCTCATTTCTAACTTTATGGCTAACTACAAGCCAAAGACTGGCCTCAAGTTGAACTATCAAATGTTAGTACCAAAATCAAACCCACCGATCAGAGAAAGACATATCATTGTAAATGGGTACTGCCTCAATTCATTAAAGCAGGTGAGGCTTTTAGTTTATCAAAAATGTAAAGTTTTAAATGAGGGGATGATGTTAACTACTCTCAAAAAAGGTGCTGACTATATTGAGGATGACGGTCCTAAGCACCCCTATCAACACTCAACCACAGCATGTGGGTATAGAGTGGTATATACATCAAGAAACAAAACAATAGTAAAAGGTGGAAATTTTTAATATGGCAAACCCTACATACCAAACACTAGAGGAAAGAAAAAAACTGATTTCAGATATTAAGTCTGAGGAAAACATCAGAAGAAAACGCCGGTCATTAAGAGACTATGAGGTCTACAATGACAATGCCTACAATCATGTGAAGTTACTTTTAGAAAGCCAACTATCACCTGAGACTGCCAAGAAAATGCCTATCATATCTAACATCAATATCTCTAAAGCTGTTGTGACCAAAGAGGCCAACATTTACCTAGATGAGCCTGCCCGGACTTATGAGGACATCAGCAAGACTGACCAAGAGGTCTTAGAAAAGGTTTACAAAGAGTGTGCATACAATTCTGTTTTGGGTAAGGCTAACAAGTATTACAAGCTGAGAAATCAATGCTTTCTGCAGATAGTTCCAAAGTATGGCAAACTAAAAATCAGAGTGTTGCAGCCTCACAATATCGATGTGGTGCCTGATGAAATGGATCCTGAGACTGCCTATGCTTATGTGATCAGTACTTTTGATAAAGACCAAATGCCTAGCTATGTGTCTGACAGAGTTAATCAAAGCATTGCAGATAAAGATGATGCCAAAGCTTTAGCTGAAAGATACCAAGTGACCACAGCAGAATTTTCTTTTGTGATCAATGGAAAGGGTGACTATGTTGTGCCACCGATCCCTAACATCATTGGCATGTTGCCATTTGTAGACATTGCTAAAGATAAAGATTTTGAATTTATGGTTAAGATTGGTCAGGCTCTTACAGAGTTTACAATTGATTTCAATGCAGCCTACTCTGACCTGATGTATGTTTGCCGTATGCAGGGCTTTTCATTAGGTGTGCTAAGTGGTGATGCTAAGCTAAAGCCTGAGACCATGACAATAGGTCCTGCTGAGTTAATCTTTTTACCAAGCTCACCAGATAACCCAGACTCAAAACTATCATTAGATTTTAAATCACCCACACCAAACATTGAGGCATCACTTAAAGCTATTGAGTCTTTAATCGGTTTGTTTCTATCTACCCGAGGTATTGACATTAAAGCTATCCAAGTTAATGGCTCAGGTCAGGCATACTCAAGTGCATTAGAGAAATTGCTTTCTATGATTGATCAATTCAAAGCCACTAAAGAGGACTTTGATTTGTTTGGTAACTATGTAGAAAAACAAATTCACACTATCGTCACTAAGTATTTAGCAGAGTTGACAGGCAGTGAGTTTCTTTCACCTGAGTACAATGTTAGTCAGGCAATTGTTAAATCAAAGCTTACAGTTAAATTTAAAGAGCCTGAAATGGTAGAGACCACTAAGGACAAATTAGAAAACGGCAAGTCTAAGATTGATCTGGGCATCTCTGACAGAGTGTTGTTACTGAGTGAGCTAGAGGGGTTAAGCACTGAGGCAGCACAAGAAAAGATTGATGAGATCGATGAAAGACGTGCTGACTATCTACAAACTATTCGTGATGCAGGTGTGAACAGTGGCGATACAGAAAACCAACAACAAACTTAATGAGGTCTCTACAGAGATCGATGTTAAAGAGCTACTAGGTGGCCTATCTAATGATCGTGACGTTAGAGAGGCTTTCTTTCAGCTAGCCCTTGATAAAATGTCAGAGAGGCTAGACAAAGGCCTAGACGTTAATGGTAGCAAAATGGACAAGTACTCTAAAGAGTACAAAGAGTCATTAGCGTATCAGGCATTTGAAAAGACCGGTGTTGTTAACATGCAGCTGACAGGATCCATGCTGGCTGCAGTAGATATTATTGAACAAAATAAAAATAAAATGAAAGTCGGTGTCACAGGATCAGAGGCACCTAAAGCTTATAACCATCAGGTAGGTGATACCTTGCCACAGCGTGAATGGTTTGGGTGGAAAGACTCAGAGCTTAAATCAATAGCCAAAGAATTTAAGCCACTCAAGGATGAGGGGCCTAGTATTTCTGATGTTCAAATAGTTGATCTATTAGACAGGTTGTTGGCCATTGAAAAAAGCTAAAATCAAAATCACAGGCATACCCGAGCAGAAAGAGATCTTGCTTAAGGTCCTTAATAAGGCCATTAAAGATCCTGCTTTGCTAAATGAACTTGGTCAGATTGCTGTTGATCAAATCAAAAGAGGCACTAGGGGTAGACTTGATGTCTATAAGCAACCATCACTTTTAACAGACACAAAGGATACCCGGGAAAGATTGATCAGGGCTGGCAATGCTTTTGATAGAAACATTGTTAAGCAGCCATCTACATCTAACCTTTCAATGTCTGGCCAGTTACTTAATGCAATCTACTACAGGGTTAATCAGGCACTTGGCACAATAACCCTATTGATCAGAAGTCCAAGAACACCATACAAGGGGATTAGAAAAGCTCAACTTGAGGGATCACTAGACAATAATGAAGTGAAAGACAATCTAGAAACGATAGGCAGAAAATTCTTTTTTATCTCAGACAAGGTAAAAGCTATACTTGAGTCTAAAGTTAAAGCCAAATTGAGAAGTGCTCTAGATATTTATAAGTCAATTAAGAGAAGATGATAAAAAAATAGGAGAGTTTTTTTATATGTCTGAAAATAATCCCGGTGGGAAAACACCTGATGCCAGTGGTGAGGGTGACAAACAAACTGTTGCATACGAGAGTTTTGCAAAGTTACTAGGTGAAAAAAAGAAGCTTCAACAAGAGAGTGCCGAAATTAAATCCAAGTTGGATGAATTTGAATCAGCTAAATTAGAGGCTGAGGGTAAACTCAAAGAGGCCAATGAAACACTTAAAAAAAGTTTGGCAGATGCTAAGCTTAAGCAGGTAGAACTGTTTAAGAAAGTATCTGAAAAGGGAGTTAAATCCCAGTTTTTTAGAAAGGCTGAAAAGCTTGGTTGTGTAGATCCTGACCTAGCAATGAAAGCCACAGACTTTAGTGATTTAGATATTACTGAGGACTTTGAGTTTGATGAAACAAAGCTAGATGAAAAGCTTAATCAGCTCACTAAAAACAAACCCCACTTATTTAAGAAACAAGTCCAGTTACCACCTGACTACACCCCAAGTAATGCTAACCCTGATGGCAAACAGTTCAAAGACATGAGCTTAAAAGAGTTACAAGAACAATATAAAAAACTTTTATCAAAGGGGTAAAAAATGGCTGACGTAATTATGGGTGACAGTGCAACAGATGCAGTAAAACAAACTTTAGTAATCAACATGATGCAAAGACAACTGATTGCACAATCAGTTTTGTTAGGCTCAATCATGGATGTATCACAGTTTGCAGTATCTGGTGCAGATGAAATTGAATTCCCTCGTATGGAAAATATGACAGTAACTAAAAAAGTATCTGGCACAGCAGTAGATGCAGTTGCTTTAGGTTTAGCTACTGACAAAATGTTATTAGAGGAACATGCAGTTGTTCAATGGTTGTTAGAGAAAAAAGCTAACAAGCAAGCTGCTATTAATTTAGAATTAGCTACTTTGCAAAACGCTACTAAGGCTCATGCAAAGCAAGTTGACGTAGACATTCATGCAAAACTAATTGCAGGTGTATCTACAGCAACACCTGACCATGTTATTGCTTTTGCTGGTGCATCTTTCGGACGTGCTGACATTGTTGCTGGTTTAACTTTGTTAGACAAACAAGAGTTTGCTAATGAAAACCGATACATTGCAGTAAATCCTGATGAGCATGGCGCTCTTTTAAATATCGTTGATTTCATCGACGTATCAAAATATGGATCAGCAATGCCAGTACAAAATGGTGAATTAGGTAAGTTGTTTGGTGCTACAGTTTTAAAATCAACTGTTGTAGCAAGTGGCCGTCCTTTAATTTATCAAAAAGAGTGTGCTGCAATTGGTTTCCAATTGGATCCAATGTATGACTCTGACAAGGATTTAGCTAACCTAGCTATGCGTTACTCAGTTGACCAATTGTATGGGATCAAAGTCCTACAATTAGGAAAAGGTATCGTACGCTTAGGCTCAGCTACTTAATAGTAGATGGCAGCTAGCTCATTAAATATACCACATGTTTTAAGCTCTGAGACCGTCGAAGGTCTCAGAGACTTAATGCTTAAAAATAATCTAGAAACAAACAAAGAGCATCACTACTATCAGATAGTACATGACTCAAAACGCTTTCATGCTTTCTACATGAAAGAGGCTGATGATATTAATTTCCTCAAGAAAAAGAAAACACCTAATACAAAGTAGGATAAAAAATGGCTCAATCCCCAAACTTACAAGACCGAGAGCTTAATAAGTTTGTAG